GTTTCATTGACTTCCGTAAGGTCGTCAAAAAAAAAAAAAGACATTGACCCTGTCGTATCTCCAACAGATAGCGCGCAGAGAGGGCAGCAGAGAGAATACCAGCATCCTGGCAGAACTCCGGTGCGTATTGATGTAATGTCTTTATGGCGCTGCCAGTGGAAACGTGCTCTCTGAAGCGGTGCTTAGCCTAGCGCCCCGCTCAGGGCCTCCTTTTTAAGGTCTTGGGTGACCATCTTTATTTTCTCAATTTTCTATCTTAGCAAAATTGTTCTCTCGCCGTCCAACAGCGAGGATAAACAAGTTGGCAGAGGAGCATGAGGGTACCCCCCGTCTTCCAACCCCTACTTCGCATACTCTTCGCAAGAAAAGATTTCTGCAAGTAGAGCTACGATCCTACCGCATGAACTGGGAGGTTGAGAGCCTAATCAACTCTCTTCCGTCAATGTGAAACCAGTACGGTAAGGCGCAACCCGCGACAGCTACGTTTCTCGTGATGGGTCTTAGGTGGCATAATTCTTCGTTCAGGACTGACTTTCCCTAGGGCAGAGTCCATGGTCTCGAGTTTTGAGGTGCTCGAGTAACGACCTAGATATGCAATCCGTGATACTTGACCGGGTTAATGCGTTTTCGGAACAGTAGCAGGGGTGTCAGGATGATAGGGTACATGCCTTCTTCCGGGCTGTTAAAAGCAGCAGTATCTCATAAAGAGGGAGATACCCGTTACTATCGCGGAACCATCCAGGATATACACTGGAAGGAGATAGGGCCTGGAGCAGACCTATACTGCTAACCCGTACTGGGTATACTCGTACTACCCACCACTCCCACTTTATGGTGGAAACCCAGGAGTTTAGGAGCCAAGTCCTTCACTCTTGTTTTGCGGCCCCATGAATCTTCTAGACCTAAGCTAGAAGTAGAATGCGGAGGGATTTTTGGATTGATCCCTGTGAAGCGTTTTTGGCGAAACCTTAGGAGGGAGGCATTTTGTGACTTCCCTAAGTTGTCAGTTACTTCGAACCCTGGACACTTCGTTGTGCCTAGTCAAGGTAACGGTAAAACTGACGCCTCTCACGGTTTGCGTGTTGTTCCGCAAAAACACGAACTGTCAGCGAAGTCAATGTCTGACGGTCACAGAGGCGCCTTGGACCTGCCCGAGGATTCCCCCGCCAATAGTCAGTTTATTTCTATCCCGGAGTCTTCGTCTCCGGCCATTTTTTCTACTTCTTCAAATCCTGCAGAGCAGGTATTTTCTCTCCCTTCTGGATGGAAGGATCAGTACAAAGTGATGTCAGCGCCTGAAAGAAAACAAGCTAGGGCAGAGATGCTCGCCGGTGTAAGCCCGTCTGATGGAAGTCGTCCTGCTATGCAGGTCGGCATTGACTACATGATGTCTGTTCTTTCTCGTGAGGATACGTCGTTCTCCAAGCCTGTCGGAACCTGCAAGGCCTGTGAATTGCGTAAGTCTATCTGCGAAGTCTGTGCACTTCATACTAGAGTCGACCATTTGGAAAATGGCGAGATTCCCGTTGCAAAGCGGTTCGAGTCTCTACCTTTCTTCCAGAGCGCTCTTCGTGAACGTAAGCCTCATGCTCCGTCGATTAAGCAGCAGTTCGCAGTTCCGGCGAAGTACGGCAAGCTTTACGGCGAGTCCTCCCTGTCCAATCCTCCTCCTTTCTTCCTTGCTAGTAGACGGCTCTACAGGTCAGAGTTACGCCTTGAAGCAGCGGCCAAATTGTCTAGGGAAAAGCCAAGAGACCCAGAGTTACGGGAACGTGCTCTTCTCGCTCTCTCTGACCGAGATAGACTTAATCATGCAGCTTTCCGATGTTTCGCCGAAGGTTTGGGATGTCAGGTTTCCCCCTCGGTTGTCTTCGACAAGAAATTGATGAATTTGGCTCTTGAACAGCTTTTAGGATCGTGTAATTCTGAGGCCACTGGCGAATTCTCCTATCCAGGCCTTAAAGTTCCAAAGGACCACCTTTATGTCCTTCGTTGCTTCTCGCTGTATATGGGGAAAAAGGTATTCGCTCCAGGCAACCCCCTCAGTCCTCCGACCTTGTCACCCTACTACGACATGATGACCACCCCCCCAAAATCCCCTCTCCCTCCCCTCGCTATGATCTTTTTTAGGCGCTTGGCCCGAGTTTTATGTAGACGTCCCAAAGATTTTGATTGGGCTACACAGAATATTGGTGCTTCCAAGAAGAGCTGTCTTGAGAGAACACAGTTGGAAGGTGGAAAGAGGGCTGCCATCTGGCAAGTTCAAGATACCCCCTTTGATTGCGCAATGGCAGTTATCGCCTGCATTATATATACCGGAGGTAAGTTCCGTGATGTTACCATCGCTGGAATGTTGACACACAAGTTCACCGTGTTCAACCAACTCCTCGGCTCTAGGCTAAAACAATGTAAGTCGTCAGTGTTCGGACGCGATGTTGAAGCTTGGGTAGTTGACGTGATTGAGAACATTCTCCGTCAACGAGGTAAATATGCCGATTTTGTATTTTGCAGTGGGGATTTGAAGTCTGCCACGAACCTTCTGCACCGAATGATCGCGGTTATTTTCTGTGATGAGCTGGTGGATCAGTTTGAGCTGACACCCTCTGATGAGGATTTACTCCGTGGTTATACCTATGATGCTGTGTACCATGAACGGCACAAACGCGACGTCAAGCCCGTGAGGCCGTGCGGTTGTCTGCAATTCCCCGCATGTGGACATAGGTTGAAGCAGAAGGGAGGATGGAATATGGGGTCCGATATTTCCTTCCCTATCTTGTGTGCTGCCTCATTGTATTCTCTGGTTCGAGCCCAGGGGCAACTGGAGTATGCGTGCTCTATAGTTGATCCAAGGAAATTTTGGGAATTTCTCCGGTCTTTTGACGGTGGCGGGTTTAATGGTGACGATCAGATTTGTTGGGGTCCCCGTTCTGTGGTGGATAGATGGCTTGATGCTGTCGAGTCTATCAACGGTGTTCCCGAGCCTAGTAAATCTCCTGTCAATAAGGAGTACTTCACGATCAATTCCCGCTTATTTAAGCTTAGCGGTGAAGAAGTTAAGGCTGTACAGACTGTTCATCCCGGCAAACTCTACTCCGTCCTCCGCGGGTCTGTTGCTGCTCCGGATCGACATTGGCTGGACTTGATCAATTGTCCAAAGCCCTGGCGAAGAGAGTTAGGTGTTGATATGGCACTTCGTCCCCAAATCCCTGTACAGATGGGAGGGAGCGGACTGAAGCGTCAGTTAGTGCCTTCAGATAAACTCTTTGAAATGCTCAGATGGTGCGAGCTTAGCAAACCGCAGCTGGAGAGTGAGAAATTTGAGGTCTTTATAGGAAAAAAGAAGGAACTTGCTGACGTAGAACGGCATGAAGGCCTCTTTACTGTATCTCGCGATCACTGGAAAACTTATTGTACAGAGCGGTTCGGTTCCCCGAAAGGGCTCTACTGGACTACTCAGTCGTCTTTACAGATGAGCGACGTGGAACTTGTCGATCGGTCTATTACTGACTCGAGAGATGAGATAACTCGCCGTCGTCTCTGGAAGCTGTACAATGTTTACTGGGATGCGGCCGAGAAGGGTGAAGTTGTCTTGCGCAACCCGTCAGTACCCTGGACAGTCCCTTTGAAGAGGATAGAAAATGTGGACCCCGGTATGAAAGATGAGGCCTACCTGGCAAAGCCGAGTACCAGCTCTGTAATCGAAAGTGAGCAACTGGACGACTTTGCGATTTCCCTCCTTTGTAAGGAGCGTGAAGTGAAGGGGGTCACTAACCCAATATCAGGACCGCGCCCGAAAAAAAATTTTTTTACTATTCGCTCTGCGAATTGTCCTAACCCTCGCGTTGTAGACTGGGCCAATGCCAGTTTCAGTTCGAGTACCTTAGGTGACCGCATGGTGGACGGTTAGTTTTTTCTTTTTACCCGAAGGGTTTTTACGACTCTGAAGGAATCGAAAAGGTCTTCTGGC